CTGCCACTTAGACCAGATTCCGCCATAGTTTTGGAATCAAAACTAGACCCAAGTTGATTAGCAGCAAAAGATCTATGATCACTAGGAGTAGCATCAAGGTGGACGTGAACACTACCACTGGGTTTGTTTCCTTGATAACCAATAATATCTTTTGGTCCTACTTGTTGTCCGACAGTCGCTTTAATTCTATCAAAGTGGTGGAATTGCATCCTGTCTTTTCCATTCTTGGAAATGACAATAGTGTGACCTGAAGCATAAGCAATCTTACCATCCACACCAGCGACAACTGGAGTTCCTCTATCTAGACCTTGATTGTTAAAATCCCTAACAGCAACATAGTCGCGAGGAACAACTGGCAAACCGCCCAGACGCCTATTATTGTAAGAATCTGAATCTGGTTTATTGTGGTGTAATGGATATTTGTTAAATGGTGTCTCTGGTGTAAGTCTTACATCGGGTACAGAACCATTTGTGGCAAGCAAACCACCTTTTGCATATCCTCGTTTTGCTTTTTCTTCTGCTGCCTTTTCCTCTTCTTTTTCATAGAAAGATAGTGGAGGTTCTCCCATACCCATGCGAGAGACTCTCTTTTGCCTCATTTCGCCACCCTTTGCCATCTCTGCAGGTTTCTCACCCTGAGCAGCAGTAAGTGCATTTGCTTCCCAAGGCTGTGCAGCGTTAGGATCTCTAATTATGTTTCTGTTTGCATATGGAGAACCCTTAAACAATGCCGCAGCAACAGGATCTTTCTTGTTCTTAAGTCCAGGAAGTTTGTAGAGTTGCTCAAGAATTCTGTCTGCAATCCACTCACCAGCAAAACCACCAGCAACACCTGTGACAAAACCAGGAACACCACCAAAGGGAGCACCAATAGCAAAACCTGCAGTATATCCAAGCAGACCACCCAATGCTTTCAGAAGTGCGTTAATGGGAGATTCTCCAAAGAGACCGTAATCTACAAGGGCAAGAATAGTTGCAACTACCTTATCAACACCACCAACCTTAGCATTAGATTTTGCTGCATTAAGGAAGTCCCTAAAAGACTTGATGCCAGGATTCTTAAATCCTTTCTGCATCATCTTAATAAGAGGATCCTTCATCTTGCCAGGATTTTTGGCAACCTCCATGATCTGTTTGACTTGGGGGTTCTTCTCAATTACTGGTTTCAGGTTTTGCTTGATCTTATCAGTAACAAGTGCGCCAAGTTTCTTTGGATCCTTAGCAAGTGCAGCAACATCACCAATTTTCTTTGCTTGCTGTTTTCCCCAATCCCAAGCACCTGCACCTGCCTGTCTAGCAGATTCCATGAATGCTTTGCTATTCTTTCCCCACCAAGCATTCAGTTTGCTTATTTGTCCCTTACCAAAATCCCAAGTAGCAGATGCAACAGATACTGCTTTATCTTTAAGTGTTGTTAATGTATTTTTACCATCTTTAACTCTATCAGCAGCCCAGTTACCAAAATTAGCTAGAGCACTTTTAGGCTTGGGTTTAGTTGCTTGTGCTCCGCTGGTGGCAACATCCGTAACGGTGTCTGCTGCACGTCTTGTGAGACCCTCTGCAGCCTCTCCTGTGAGACCTGCAGCACGTCTTGCTGCCTGTCTCTCAGCAAACTGCTTTGCAGACTCCTCAGCAATCTGTCTCGCCGCTCTAGCAGCAGTTCTCCTTGCCGCTGCCTGAACAGACCGAGTGTTTAGAGCAGCCTGCTTGATATTTCTAGCAGCAACTCTCTGAGCTTTAGCAATCTTTTGATTCAGAGCATTGATTTTTCTCTGTCTCTTGAGTTTGCGAATATCTCTAAGACGCTCCTTAGCAGTCCTACCGTCTTTACCTAGTGTATTTCCCTTTGTTCTGGGTTTCTTACCATCTGGACCACACCCACTGGTCTTTTCTGCCATGTTGAGTGCTTTACCAAGTCCCGCCATGAACTTGACATCAGTAACCAACTTCCATGGCATTAATAGTCTAGATGCTGCCCAAAGTCCTGCAAGACCACCCATGATCTGCAGAACACCAAACATACCATCAAATATGCGTGCAAGACCACCCTTTTCTGGATTGGTTCCAAATACGCGAGTAATGCCATCAAGGAGTTGATTCATTCCCCACATGCTAATCTTTCTAGTGAAAGACCAGATGCCTTTAATTACCTTGAGGAATGTTACTACCTTATCTAAATTCTGTGGTTTACTCAGAAAGTCAAGGAAATTATATATGATGAAAGTTTTTACAAGAGATGAAATGAACCCAATGATAGGAGCAAGTGGTTTAAGAAATTTCTCTAACCAACTGAATTCTTTCTTATCTTGCTTCTTACCTGCTTCTTCTCCTTCTTTCTTTTGCTTCTCCTGATCTGCTTCTGCTTTCTCGTCTTGCTTTCTTCCTTTCTCTTTCCTTTCTTTTCCCAGAAGATCTCTCTGGGCTTGAGCAGTTTCGGAAGATTCTCCCTTCATCTGCTCTACCATTCTTTCGTGAGTATCCTTAAGGAACTCACCATGGAACTTTACTAGACCAGCAAAGTTCTGTAGACTTGATCCAATGCCAGTCAGAGCACCGCCCATGCGATTGTAGGCGACGTTAAGAGAGCGAATCTGCTTCTCTAGGTCACTATCACCTACAATCGGCTTGACCGATACAAACTTTCTGACTGTGGCTTCTGCCATTAGAGATCGAACTGTGTGTTATTGGAGGATTTATTACGACGACGTTCTTCTTCTTGCAGATGAGCAATTAGAAGGTTGATATACACATCACGTTCCCAAGGCATCATATTCTCAAGTTCAGTAAGACTGTATTTGTGATGTTGCATCAATGCAAAATTAGTCTTATAGTAGTTCTCAAGACTATCATGCATTAATGCTATGCGAAAAAAGCGGCAAGACCCTCCAGAAGAATGTCGTTAACTTTTTTAGTCTTGGGATTAGTAACCTTCAGTGTGTGAGACAGTTTGGGCATAGTCTCAAAGAACTCCTGAATCTTCTGGAATTGATCCTGATTCATGTTCTCAATAAACTCCAGTGCCTCTGCTTTACTAAAACTATCGTAGCACTCATCACCCTCATAAACTTTGTCGATACAATCTGCAGCAAGATCAAATACATCTTCTACAGTGGGAGTATCTTTCATATTTCTCTCCACAAATGCGCTGAGAGAAGGATACCTCATTTCGACTTTTACATCACCTAGGGAAATAATCTTGCGATGGGTTTTGGGAATCACCACATCGACTTCTTCCAAGTTCAGTTCTACAGTCACCATTGTCTCGCCATCATCAGGACAAGTGATCTTAAATTCACTTGTTTCACCGACTGCCTTTGCACGAATACGCAAGAACAGAAACTCAATCTCAAATGTAGCAAGTTTATCAACATCCTTCACATCCGTACAGGATTTTAGGATAGTTTTAACTGCTTTCATCATCTCCTTCTCGTCTTGGGATTCCATGGCGAGATAGAGAAGTTTTTCCTCTTTTACAAGGAAAGGACGATAGTTTACTTTTGTACCGCTGACAGGCAATCTGCAGTCATATTCAGGCACTACAAGTTTAGGTAAAGGCATAATATTCCAATAGCGATAAAATTATTTATGCGGTTATGCACCAGCATATCCACTGACACCAGAGTTTTGTGAGTATGCTGCTTTTTGCTCCAGCTCACCTTCACTCAGAGTATTTTGACGCTGATCCCAGTCTGGACCTTCATAGCGAAGTGTTTGTAGATTGACAGTATCGAATCGATAACGCTCAAAGAAGAATTGTACGTCTAATTGCAGCAAATTAGTCTGCTCATTATCAAAAGTCAAAGTGCTAATATTTGATGGAAATGCACCATACAGTTTGTATACTGCAGTTGCTTGTGTCGTAGTCGTCTTATATTGATTGTCACCTACCTTTTTACTCATAACCAAGTTAGAACCTCTTTCCCACTTGATGATCTCCATATCGGTCACATATTCATCATAAAACCCTACTGTATTATCAGAATCCGATGCAACATAATGGCACCACCTCTCAAAGAAATCTCTATGAATATTATTCTTAGTGACTAAGAATGACATATTGATTTGAGAGTTGGTCTGACCAGAACCAAATCTACGCATCATACCAAAATCATTAATCTCACTTGTCGTCACTGCCCTGCTAGGGACTGTAACAGATGATGCAAAGAAGTTAATTGCTTGTTGTGCTTCTCTCAGAAAATAGATAGGAGAGTTTTGCATCATCGCAGCACAAGGAGGAATCCTCACTTCATATAAGTTAGAAGTTGCTGGCTCCAGGAGATTAGTCGCAACTAACTCTCTAAACTGCCTGAAACTATTTGGATTGCGAAGCGCCATTTAACTACGACTCCAGATAAAACTGCTGGGGGTTTCTACAAGCCTACCTGCTACATTAACAACAAATTGTTCTACTGGGAGTGGAATCATCTCCTGTAGATCCACAGGTCTCACTATCTTTATATTACTAGCATTAGACATGAAATATTTATGGTGACAAACCATAGGGTAAGCAACACTTCCATTACCCCACATTTTTGCTACGGATTGTCTACCACTTGGTCTGAGATAATGCAGATTTCCACCAGAGAATTGTAGATTGTTGGTATCAATATCTGTGACTAATGTCATTGGATATCTATCATAGTAATGAAGATCTTTGGTTGCAGCACTATAACTATAGAAGATAACATCACCAACCTTAAAGTCACCAGAAAAATCTTCCAAACCATACATAAGTTGAGATCTGTACCAATCCTTAGATTTCTTCTTGTCTCCTGCAAGATCTTTTATGTCCTTAAAGATGCTCATACCTTTAACTCTCGTTCGGTGAGTATCACGAACTCCATTCTTCTATCAGCACAATATTCTTTTGCTGCCTTCCACTTCGCATCATTGACAGCATATGTTTTAACTTCTGTTAAATACTTTTTTGTAATCCTTTTTTGCTTTTTGGGGGGAGCAGTTTGCGACTTTGGTTTAACCTCGACAATGAGCTTCTTAATCCTTCCGTCCCTGGTCCTTGCTCGCACATAGAAGTCTGGAAAATAACGATGAACCCTATTATCAACAGGACTAATGTAGGGGATAATAATCTCTTCGCTGCCCCATTCCAGGACGTTTTCATTTTTGTCACACCAAACCATGAACTTTCTTTCCCACAAAGACCTATAAATAATATTTGTAGGATCTCCTTTATACTTATGTGTATTTGATGGTTTATAACGACCCGAATAACTCATGCCCCAAACTCCAGCTGCAAACAATGCGAAAGAGGAAAAGAAGTCTTCAGAGAATAGACTTATTTACCCTCTTATAACCCCCAGAGGACCCAATGGAAACGAAACATCCATTAAGGGGGATTTGACTTGGAAATCCAAAGCCGTGGATTATCTAAAATTCACGATTTATGATTCCGACAAAGGTAATCCATACAATAATGTAGGTTCAGGTGGCAAAGGTGGAACCAACTTTGCAGGAAATGCAGATGCTATCTACAAGACTATTTATCTGTACCTTCCTCATGATCTGAACGAGCAGTATAGCACAGATTACAATAAAGTTGCTCTTGGTCCATTTGGTGACTTTTTGATGGATGCTGTAAATAACGGTTCTACAGAAGGTCTTGCAGCAAAACTTCAGACCGCTGCAGAAGGTGCAAAACCAGAAGTAGCATTCAGTGCCATCGCAGGCGGTTTTAACGGTCTTATGAGTGCTGCTGGTGTGTCTGGTAACCTCGATAAGAATGCTCTTGTTGCTCTGTCAAAGAAGAAGATCTTTAATCCCTACGAAGAGACAGTATTTAAGGGCGTTAGATATCGTTCCCACTCATTTACATTTGATCTTGCACCTCGCAACCAAAGCGAAGCAACAACAATCCTAAAGATTATTCAGGAATTGCGTCAATCTATGCTTCCTGGTGTAAATGGAGAAAATGATCGCTGGTTGACTATTCCTAGATTCTTCAGATGTGAGGTTGTACGAATTAAACCCACAGAAGGTAAAATCAGCGATGAGATGCGTAATCCAGAAGCACTCTCATACATCATGAGGTTCCCCACTAAGATGGTTTTGGTTGATATGCAAGTCAACCTCACTCCTAGTGGTCAAAACACCTCCCTAAAGTCCAGTAGTAATGATGGAATTGATTACGGTCCTGCTCAGTATAGAATGACACTTAGATTTGACGAGACCGCATTCCTCACCCGTGAGATGTTTGACAAGAAGTAAACTATCATGGCAGATTTCTTTAAGTATGTTCCTAATGTTAAGGTTAGGATCAAAAACCAAAGACAGAATAACGTCTCACCTTACGTTGTAGCGAAGAATATCTTCAGACGTGTGAAACTGATTGACAAGTACGAAGACTTTGTACTTGGTTTTCAGCAATATACTGTACCAAATGGCGCAAGACCAGATAATGTAGCATACGAGTTCTACCAAGAAGCAAATTATGACTGGGTAGTTTTGGTTTGCAATAATATTGTCAATCTGTACAAAGAATGGCCATTATCCGAAGATGAGTTGTACAGATACACAAGAAGACTTTATGGAAATGTGGATGGAATTCATCATTATGAGACTTTGGCAGTATATGACGATTTTAATAATATTATTGCAA